CCCGAAGGACCCCTTTAGACACTGTTAAGTAGAACCCCACTAGCCCATATGGGCGACCTCAACTATTCCTTCATGCTAAATTAGCACTCTTGCCGCTTGCGATAAACGCAAAGTGTCAGATGGTTGTGGATTGATCACCATGATCAATCAATGCTTTATTTATACAACATTGTATTGTAAGTTAAAGAAATTGGGTGTCCAGCCATCAAATCCATGCCCAAAATTCAAATTTTTTGACATTTTTTTTGCAGTGTCTTCATCTTGCAACACTTTAACTGTCACATCCTCGCTGAATGCAGGACGCTTTTCAACAATCTCCCAAGCAGGAGTAACTTCACCAGCACGCAGAATAGCAGTTTGCACAACCTTGTAGCCCATTCTATTTAAATCCTTTGAATTTGTCAGTGTTCATTTTCTTTTTGAAGTTCGAGATAAACTTTGTTTCTTCCTCGAAACCCTCTGCGGAATCTCGTTGCCCGAACTCAGTTTTATCCATTACGCCACTATCTAGTAAATCATCTTGACTAGACTGTTCTACATCATACAACCTCATTCTGCTTCTGTCAACCCCTACTACGAACCTTTTGAACATAGATGGATCATTATAACGATTCTTCAACTGTTTGATCATGATCTGATTTAGATCCTGCAGTTGTTCAGTAGAGATCAAAGCGAACATCAAGTCAGCAGTTGCAGGCAAACCAAATGATTCTGATGTATCAGTTAGATCAACATCAGATGAACCATAACCTGAACGAGTAGTTTGCGTTGCTGATACAATAGGAACATTGAACTCAACTGCAAGTCCTCGCAATTCTTCTGCGATTGCTTTGATGTAAGTATATGAATTGATACTTGAACTCATCTTGATTCTTGATGAAGCGCAAATATTCAAATAGTCGATATAAATTATCTGTGGTTTGAAGTTCTTTTTGATCTTCAATTCATTCAACAAGTGACGAAAGTTTGCAGATCCTGCTGATGCAGTTGGGTATTCCTTGATGATCAACTTACCGGTTGTCTTTGATTGCAACTTTAGAATCTTCTTCTCATACACATCTTTAGGAAGTAATTCCAATTCATCAATAGGTGTATTAAGCATATTTGCGTCAATACGTTCTGCAATACGTTCTTCTGACATTTCCATTGTGATATACAGAACATTTATGCCTTGCAACAAATTGCCTGCAGCACAATGACACATGAACAATGACTTACCTACACCAGTACCTGCAAGTGCGATATTAAGTGTCTTATTAGGCAACCCACCCTTTGTTATCTTGTTCATGAATTCCAAGTCAAAAGGAATACGAGATTCTTTCATGTGATAGAACTCATAACGAGGTATATAATCATCCAGGAAGTCGTGGCCGATACTTGTATCAAACGATACTGCTAGTGCATCTGAAAGAATCTGTGGGATAGAACCTTTTGATACTTCTCCAGTTTTATTATCGAGAATCCCGATGCTTTTCATGATTGCATTATAGATTGCTTTATCCTGACAAAACTTCTCTGTCTGATCAAACAACCATTCATTTTGCGTATCCGCATCAGGATGCAGCGCGTCAACATAACGCTGACTTGCTACAAACTGATCTTCGGACAAGTTATCACGCGCTGACAAATCAATAGTCAACGCCTCCTTTGATGGGAAGGCGTTGTATTTCTTGATGTAAGTGTCTATTTCTTCGTAGATAATTCTTTCAGTCGGGTCAGAAAAATAATCTGACTTCAGGAATGGGATTGTCTTTCTTGCAAATTCTTCGTTATAAACGAGATGTGAAAGAATAGTTGTTTCAATCCGCATTACCTACTTCTACCTCATAATCATCTGCTGATACTAAACTACCCGTTGACAACGAATAGTGACTCTTAATCCATGCAGCAAAATCTGTCTCTTTGAACATCTTCACCCACAGATCTTTGTTATCTGCAATATCGCCAGCACGCATATTCTTTTCTTCTACTTCACCTGTTGTCTTGTCAACAAGTGCATACCAACCTTGCTTTGTCTTTGTGAGATAACCACCTTCAAGTGCAAGGTCGAACAATCCCGACCAGCGATTGATGCCGCCGTCAAACGAAATAGTGATCGGAATCTTTGACTTCTCACGGACATAGCGTGACTTCTCGATATTAATCACAAAGTGATAACCTGAAATTTCACCACTTGATTCCTTGTCTTGTTGACGTCCAATGATCCATATATTGTCTGCACCGTAATATGAACCCGTGCCGCCTGACACGATGTCTTTAGGATACAAACCGATTTCCTTATAGGTATGGTTGATTGCAACTAGCGGAATGTCCTTCAAGGTCATATGCGGTGTAATCATACGGAACAATGATTTCAATTGCTTTGCACGAGACATATCCGCAACTGATTTACCATCAAGCGCATCTTCGACTTCTTTCTTTGAAGCGATATTGCCAATTGAGTCAATGATAATCATAACGTGATCATCACGTTTCAATTCTTTCAATTGCTGCATGATGTCGAACTTTAGTTCTTCAATATCAGTGATTGGTGAATGAATGACAGAATCAAATGGAATACCGTATGACTTGAAATATTCTTGCGGTGTGCCAAATTCACTGTCATAGAATAGAATCATACCATCCTTATACTTCTTTAGAAATGCAGATCCCAATAACAATGCGAAACCTGTCTTGAAGTGTTTCGATGGACCTGCAAGCATTGTAATGCCGGGTGTAATCCCGCCATCAACTGAACCTGATAGTGCAACGTTAATCATAGGAATATGAGTCGGGATCATATCCTTCTTCGTGTAAATCTTGCTATCTTCTAAAGTAGCAGTGAACGCGATTGTGCTGTTTCTAATTAATTTTTCTCGTAGTGATGACATTATGCCTCCTGTGTTGTATTATTTAGTATAACACATATTTTTCATTGATCAATATATTTTTTCAGTTTTGCTTTGAATGCTTCAATTTTTTTCACACGGTCGGGCCAGTGTATCATTTCCTTTTCAGGATTTGCTTGTAGGTTGTTTAGCAGGGGAAGAATCATATTGTAAATCCCTTGCACTTTGTCTGTGGGTGCTATCTCTTCAGCACTTGTGAACGAAAACCCAAAGTCATCTTCGTTTAGTTTTGGTGTGTGGTCTACCATATTTTCCTCATGAAAAGAAATCTTCGATTGTTACTGTTTCTTCTGAATGCCAACCAATTGCATCTAGAATTGTTTGAATAGGATCAAGGAATGATTTTTCAAACTGCATATTATAGTCAACGTAATTATGTAGACCTAATTGCTTGGGTAGTTCATCAGGAACCGACACGACAGGATTATGCAACGGGTTGGGCATTTTCAAATAAGCGAACTTGATTTTATCACCCTCATAGATCGGCGAATATTTCTTTGACAATCCTCTCTTCTCTAGGAAGTCATTGAATAAAAGCGCACCCTTAACTTGAATAGGTGTTCCCTTCTTATAAATTAGCGTTGCATCTTTGTATTTACTCAATCCATTACACCCACGAGGGAATGCGACTTCATCGAATGGCAATGTTTTGAACTTGTCACGAAACTCGTCAATGAATTTATGCAATGCCTTTTCATCTTTATTCATGATAATTTCAAGTGCATCATGAATTGCAGTTCGCACAACTGATGGTGTTGAAGAACGAACTGCTTCGATACCTTGCATCTTGAGTTTAGGAGTTGCATACTCGACACCTTCAAGGTTATACACATTTAGAATATATCGTTTCTTTGCGGTCCACACTCCCTTATTCGAGATTGCTTCCCGCTTCATTGTCATCTTCTGATCAAATGCATTAACATATACAGAAAGCTCTTGGTAACAACTATCAATGAAAGGCTCAATCTTCTCCTTACATACCTTGTCCATGTATCGGGTGATTTCAAGATCACTCGGAGCTTCACTTCTTCCAGCAAAAACCAACTGCACCAGTTGATCAAAATTAACATACATCGAGTCCGTATCGCAAGCAATGACATAATCTTCTCCAGTAGTTTTAAATAATTTGTTTAGGTAACCATTCATCTTGTTTGCCATCCAGCGAATAGACAACTGACCTGATAGCGTGATTGCTTCTGCGTGGTTCATATCAAACCAACGGAAGTATTGATTGCCGAGTGCACCATAAGCTGAGTTCAACTGAATCTTCTTTGCCTGTTGCATATTATGGTAACGAGCAACATCCTTTGACGCTTGCACAGATTTAGTTGCCTCGTATTCCTTCTTTGATTCGATCATTTTCTTTTTATAAACAACTCGGTCGTCATACATCTTCTGCATGAGTTTAGGGAGGAATCCTCGCTTCTTTTTATCATACAAGCACAGGTTCGCTGCAATTGCACAATTTTTAGATTCAAACTCATCTCGAATATCATCAAGTGCGCCATTCAATAATTCGTCAACAGAGAAGTCATGCATCAACCGAGTGATGAATGTATCCGGCGAAATGTTATACTGCATGATTAAGTGAGGATACAGTGAGTTCAAGTCGAAAGACACAACCCACTTATACAACCCAGGTTTAGGTTCCTTAACGTAACCACCTGCAAGATCACGGTCAGGTGCTCGAGGACTGAATTGTGGAATGACTATTTTATCTTCTAGTAAATAATTATGTATGATCACATCCCATGGTTTAACTGATGCAAATGTATCTTCATAGTTAACCTTTGCGTCATATGCAAGTGCATACACAAGTTCAAACAACTTCAATTTATCATCAAGCATCGACACGAGTTTAACGTCATGAATGTTGTAGTCAATAAACTTAGTATGGTTCTTGATATACAGGTCATACAAAGAATCATATTCACTGTAATCGAGTTTCTGTTCACCTAGCTCGACTTGTGCAATGTAATCTAGTTTATAAGTCTCTTGCTTTACATATGTGTGCTTCTTATACAGTTGCACATAATCAAGCACAGCAACGCCCATAGGACGGAATGCCTGCTGTTTGCGACCACGGTTCTCGATCTCGTGTTCTTCTAGGATACCCCAAGGCGACAACTTCTTCGCTTCACGCTCACCGAATAGTTTTGTGATACGATTGACAAGGTATGGAATATCGAAGAACTCAATGTTCCATCCTGTCACAATATCAGGATTCCATGAAGGCATATTCCATACCTTGATGAAATTCGACAGCAACGCATACTCGTCCTTGCATAGAATGTATTTGACTTTAGGATCTTTCGACTCATACTCTTGCAACCCGAGAACGATATACTCGTCTCGACACTTCATAGTGATTGCAGTAACGGGAACTTCTGCCTTCTGCATATCAGGAAAACCCTGATCGGTCGGCGTTTCAATGTCGATATTCAGAACATTGATTAGATCAGGATCGTATTGAATTTCACCTGGGTATGCTTCATAGATGTATGAATACTGAAAACGGTCGAAACCATAAACAGTCATGCCATTCACATCTTTATATGTCTTTAGAAACTCTCGTGCTTCAGAAGGTGAACCGAAGTCAATACGATCAACTGGATCACCATCGAGTGTCTTATACTTGGCATTATTTTTCTGTGAAGTTATAAACAAAAAAGGTTCATACGGGATAGATTCTTGAATACGCTTGCCATCGTCATACCCACGAAGTAGAATATTATTGCGAACAAGGTTGACTGAGGTATAGAACTTCATGTTATCTCCAATAGGTTACACTTACATTATACGACGATAATGTAATTATGTCAAGCAGAAATGCAAAAAGGGAGCCGAAGCTCCCTTTCTTTATTATGGTCTATAGCCCAAGTCCCATTTCTTTTGTAGAATTTCAAGATGGACATTGTTTTCTGCTTGACTTAAATATTCTTCCATCTGTTCATATTCAGATCTGCGATGGAAAATTTGTCTCATTAACAAAAATAATCTACCAATCATAGATTGCGTTCCTTCTGTTCTGTGACTTCGATTTTACGAGACTTAGGAGCAGGGGTCAAATTCTCTAGCCAAATCTTTAGCATACCATTCATGAGTTCAGCATTCTGAATTTCAACTGTGTCTGCGATTGTAAATTGGCGAGTAAACGCACGATTGGCGATACCCCTGTAAAGATATAGCGGATCATCATTTTGATCCGAATTGACATTGCCCTTGATGCTAAGGACTTTTTCCTTCAACTCAACTTCAATGTCTTGTTTGCCGAAACCAGCAACTGCCAACTCAATGACATACTTGTTTTCGTCAATTTTCTTTACGTTATATGGGGGATATGTGACAGTTTTTGCAAATGATTTTTGCATATCGTCTAGTTGTTTCACCATTCCATCAAAACCGATTGTGGATGGGAATTGCTTGAAAAACGTATCAAATACGGTGTTTGTCATGTTAGTTTCCTTCTTAAAGCAAGGTTGTTATGTGTCTACCCATTTGGCATAGACGTTTTATTTATATGGCGGATCATGCGAGATTCGAACTCGCGGAACCCTTTTGATATAGACGTTTTATGTATTAAAGCAAACTCAGAGCATAGTACATATAAGGTTCAAGTTCTTCAGGAAAATCAGTATGTGAATTGCGTTTAGTAAATCTTCCTGTGCCATAAAAATACTCAATTAAAATAGTGCAAGCTTTAACAAAACGTTGATGTTCTTTGCGATGAATTTTAGACAGCAAAGGATTACCTTCTTGCTGTGCTTTAATCTTACGCAAATCACGAATTAGATTTAGTTGTTCATCAGTCCATGATGATCTCATAAGAGGGTCATAATATATGCTTTGCATCACAAATCCTATTAGTTATGGCGGATCATGCGAGATTCGAACTCGCGGAACCCTGTTACAGGTTCGACGGTTTAGCAAACCGCTGGTTTAAGCCACTCACCCAATGATCCATTTCTTTTTTGTGCTCTTTCTTCAACTCATCATCACGAAAGTCGTATGCGCTGCAACACCCACAGCGCATACGCATAGTCTTTTTACCCTTCATATTGAGGTTACCTGCACCCCTGTAGATCGGCGATTTAGGCAACTGCTTTATATCCTCTGCCGTGAGCAACACCGTCAGCACCGAATGATGCTGCCCATGAATCTGGTTTCAGTTTTGGTTCGATACCAGTCATACCTAGAACAAAACCTGCTGCTTCGTTTGCAGCGCAGTTTGATCCATGCTTTGGGTCGGTGTTAATGTCAAGATGAATTTCAATGTCATATTCATCAATGAACGGAGCTAGTTGTGTGTAAAGTGAACATACTTTAGAGACTTCATTCATCATACGCATCTTCGGACGGTTCTTCTTCAGATCGTAATCTGCTTCGATAGAAACATTGCTGAAGATTCTGCAACCATGCTTGCCATTTTTGTGGATGATAGCAACTGTTGCGTATCTTGCGTGCCAGCGACCTTCTCTCATGAATCTCACTGAGTCACAACCTAGATATACTTTGGTTGATGTGTCAAGAGTGATAAGCAAGTCGACTATTTCTTCGATTTGTCTCTGAGTAAACATAGTTACACCTTTATTTCTCCATTAGCTTTATGAACACGTTGCCTCAATTCAGTGCTACTGAATTTATGGCGTCTTTTGTTGAAGTAAAATTCCATGTGAAGATCATCTCCAGTGAATTTTTTATTGTAATACTCTTCACCGAGTATTCGAATATCAATAGGAACTGTAGTTAGTAAATCATACAAATCATTTTCTGATCCGTATACAATTGTTTCATCAACATATCTACATCCACGAACTTGAATTTGTCTTTCGATTAGCGATTGAACTGGTTTTTTCTTTTCAGTTCTATCAAGCGAAGGATCAATTTGAATACCTGCAATCAACCAATCACATTGCTGTTTAGCTTCTTCAAGCATTGCAACATGACCTGCATGAAACAAATCAAAGGTTGAACAAGTAAATCCTATCTTCATTTAAAATCCTTAATATAGTTAATCACATGATGAAACTCTTTATTGAACCGATGATCGCCACCTTCAATATAAGTTACATCTGCACCGTTAAAGTCAACATCACTGAAGTCGATTACTTCGTCTGCAGTCCCGATGAATACTTTTTGCGTAGGATGAAAGTCAATCCCGATCATATAGTTCTCAAGGATACTACGATCAACACCATACTTTGCAAGTGATTCTTTAGGATTATATGATGGATTGATCAGAATAGTTTTGATGCCATAAAGATTACCCAACAAAGAAGCATACCACGCACCGAGTGAAGTGCCCACAAAGAAGATTCGTGCAGGTTCATGCATCTCATCCATCAACATGTCATCAATTTTTTTCATCAAGACTTCAATTGACACATCCGGATTAACATCAATGTCCCACGAATAGGTTTCAATTTCTGCATCACGCAATTGTTGAACCTTATCGGTATTTGCCGACGATCCATATCCGTGAAAGTATACTACAATTTTCTTCATTTATATCACTCCTTACATACAATATACGATTAATCACAAAAGATGTCAAGAGGTTTTTGGGTGACCCATCATAGTTTTTTGATAAACTTCTTTGCCAATTTTGCGCGAATATTCATGCTCGTCACCCGGTGTAGGTGTTACGTCTTTTCCAAGTAATTCTTTAGCTCTCGAAGAAGGTATCTTTGGTACACCCATTTTATTTTGGATGTGTAGGACTTTATGCGATACTTCACCCCAAGCTCTTTTCTGAGTATGATCTTCATGTTTTAACTTATACCAATCTTTCTTACCTTGTTCTGTGCCATTTTGTGCAGATGCAATTGACTTGCGTCCATGCTGATCCTTATACAAGTTGACAGCAGTAATTTTACCATCGCGTCTTACCGCTTTGATATTAGATTTAGATATAGCATCATGGATTTCTTTAGATTCATCTTCTGATCCTGAAGCGTGTCCGCCGTAGCCCTTTTCGGATTCATATGACTTACGGATCATGTCGTGAATTTCTTGTCTATGTTTTTCACGCAGCTTTTCATGCGCTGGGTTAAATCCGATAGACAAGATATGTTCATTTAGGAAGGTGGAAAATGACAGCATAAAATAACTCCTTTTGAATTATTTATGTGTTTAAATGGTGCTAGTGGAGGGACTCGAACCCCCGGTGTGGTATGCCTCCTTACAAGAGAGGTGCTGTCGCCGCTGAGCCACACTAGCGTGAATTAATAACTTTTACCTTCTTGATAACGCAGACGTCTTGTATGTCTGCCATTACCTTTATTTTTAGCTTTATATGTCGATGTTTGACTATGACAATTAGGACATATTAAGCAACAATTTTCTAATGTGTTGTCATCTGAATTGCCATTAATATGTTCAAGTTCCATCGAAATAGGTTTATTATTCCATTCAGTGATATTACAAACTGAACAGATATTCCCTATAGTGTTAATCAAAAACCATTTAATAGTATGAGAAGAAACTGTATTATCAGCTATTTTACTTTTTGCTTCATACATTTTTTGACAATGTGTATTGCAATATTTGTTATTACAGACTGCACCACAATTTAAACATGTCTTTACGACTTTAACTATTTTGCTTCGCCAATGATTATTTGTATTGTTATATACTGCTGAACATTGTCTGCAGCAAAATTTATCATTAGTTGTTTCTGTTTTACAATTTAAACATTGCATTAATCGAACTCCCCACCTAAACCTATTTATGTATATATGAGAAGTTCGATTTTAATTTGGAGCGGGCGATGGGGGTCGAACCCACGACATCTAACTTGGAAGGATAGCGCTCTACCACTGAGCTACACCCGCATGAATATGGTCCAGTTATTAAGGAAACTGGCAAACCTTCGTTTTATTTATGCAGGCAATTCACACCACTGCTGAATTTTTTGTTTCAAAACTGCAGTTGCTTCATGTTTATTTTTCTCACGATTCCAAATCCGATCACCATCTTGCTTACCGTATTTTGCTACCATAGCCCATATACGAGGTAAGGTTAAGATTTGAAAGTATGACTCGTTTTCAGGCTTACGCTTTTGTTCGACTGATGTATAAGGCACGCCAGCAATATAAGCACGAGCAAGAAAGGTAGCACGATTTTCATTACGAACATCCCATTTACGATGTTGATTCAATGAATAATAAGCGCTGAACGCTTTATCATCCCAACGAGGATACATACCATTGTTTCCAGCAGCATGCCATTGTTTCAATCCCCACTGATATTGTTTGAGTTGTTTACGCTCTTCAAAACGAATGATACGAGCTTCTTCAGAAAGATGTTTAGATTTTACTTTAAGTTCTACAGACATTTTATTCTCCTAAATTGATTTCAAGTTGTTTATGTTGAAAGATCAATTTAGGGTGGACCAGTAATCTACGAGTTATCGCTCATTGTAGTTCTCCTTGTTAGTATTGGTGGGCCTACTGGGACTCGAGCCCAGATAGTTCGTTTTAGAGGCGACTGCATACACCGTTCATGCTCTAGACCCAAATTGGTGCTGCTAGGAAGAATCGAACTTCCATCTCATCCGTACCAAGGATGTGTATTACCACTAGACGATAGCAGCGTTATTCGTATTCGTATTGGTCGATGCGTTTTTCTTGCATCGTCTTATCGTTCCAGTGCTTGCGAGGATTGCCGCACATATGACAAGAACAATTGTGTGGAGTATGAGCTAACTGTCCTATCGAAGATTCATCAAGAGGTCGCCAAGGAGAAAAGATCTTAACAACCCATTTCTTCTTTTTGATTTCCTGGAAACGACGAAACGCACGATCACGCATATAGTCCTCCTATTTTTTAGTAGTAAGCTCTATCAACATTTGATGATTTGATCTAGTAGACATAAGATTACTAATAGCTAAACCGAAGTTAACTATGACAGTAAATGGTAACAGAATAGACCAAATCTTCTTTAGCATAACTTCTTTCTTATTGGTGCGGATGGAGAGACTCGAACTCTCACCCCGGAGGACTAGTTCCTAAGACTAGCGTGGCTACCGTTACACCACATCCGCATTTTTCTTTTTTCTCCATAATGGTAGTCCGTATCTGGATCGAACAGATGACCTACTCCGTGTAAAGGAGGTGCGCTACCGCTGCGCTAACGGACCATAATTTGGCGAGGGTGCAGAGAGTCGAACTCTGGCTTGCGGTTTTGGAGACCACCGTGCTACCATAACACTTCACCGACATTGGAGCGGATAACGGGATTCGAACCCGTGACCGTCTGCTTGGCAAGCAGAAGCTCTACCCCTGAGCTACATCCGCATTTAACCTACAAAAACAGTTGACTCACCTGATGTGATACTACCTGCGTCACACGCATCAGATACTCTTGCGACACCTATGCCACCAATGAATACCGTTGCTGAACTGCCACCTATTGAAGCAGTATGTGGAACACAAGGTGTGCCAACTTTAATCTGATGAACTACTGTCGGATCGCCTAAACAAGCGACCAATTTGCCGCCTGCGAATACTTTGCTTTGTGATGGTGTGTCGAGCGTTGTCGCGCCATCGCATAGATGACCCGTTGCAACTGACGAACCTTGAACCGCTACCACTGGCATTTTTTTTCCTTATATGGCGGAAAGCGTGAGATTCGAACTCACGGAACCTTTCGGTTCGGCAGTTTTCAAGACTGCAGGCATAAACCACTCGCCCAGCTTTCCGTAATTTTGGTGGAGAATATCGGTCTCGAACCGATCACCTATTGCTTGCAAAGCAATTGCTCTCCCAGATGAGCTAATTCCCCGTTGTCTTATATTTATACAGGATCGTTTTTGTCCGCTAAGACTATTCAAATGATTTAGCGTTTTGTTTGCTGAACCGATCCTAAATTTTGGTCAGGGTGACAAGGATTGAACTTGCGGCTTCTTCATTCCAAGTGAAGCACTCTACCACTGAGCTACACCCTGATTATTTCTTCTTTTTCTTCTTCTTGATACCACTGTAATAGTGTTCAGCGATACCATCGTATTGATTGATAGCATGGTTAATCAACTGCCATTTGATCCACGCATCTTCACAGTGATCTTTTTCCCACCAGAAAATTGCGTCAATCAATCTGACAAAGTTCCATTTATTCTTTCGTTTACGCTGCCATTGTCCTGCGCTAAGAGTTTGATTGTTCTTACCGCCGACAAGAGCGTTCATAAGGATACTGAATGCGATAAACACTCTTGAGAAATATTTACCCATTCAGCACCTTTGATATTTGGCTCCCAGTGCAGGGCTCGAACCTGCGACACTCTGATTAACAGTCAGATGCTCTACCAACTGAGCTAACTGGAAACATTGTTTTGGTTGCGGTGGGGAGGACTCGAACCTCCGATTTACTGGTTATGAGCCAGTCGAGATGCCTCTTCTCTACCCCGCAATGATTCTTTTCATCGTTGTATTATATATACGACATTTTGTTATTAATGTCAAGACATTTTTTGTTCAACGGGATGATTTTTTAGCGTTTACAAATTACAAGTTTGTTGCTTAAAAATTTTGCTGAACTCATCCCTAATTTTGGCGACTCTAGGGGGACTCGAACCCCCTTCGTTCGGTGGACAGCCGAAGGTAATACCCATATACGATAGAGCCAATTTCAGTATAGAATGGTCATCTGCACATCGCAAACTCCCTTTTCGATACAACCTAGCGCTTTAGCAGCGCCTTTTGATAGGTCGATTTCTCTGCCTTTGATGAATGGTCCTCTGTCATTGATTCTCACAATAACAGATTTATCTTCATATGTCAACAACAAAATCGTTCCGAAGGGTAGATTTTTATGCGCTGCTGTTAATCCGTTAGGATTAAAGTGTTCTCCATTCGCAGTCACTTTGCCATGTTTATACCATGACGCTTTAACTACACGACCGCTTTCTGCTATACAGGAAGGTTCGAAAGTTGCAAAGGAACCATTCACAGTCGTGGGAGAACTCATCAAAGACGCCATCAGCAATAATGCTGCTATGCGTTTCATGAGTTGCCTTTCTTCTTAGTTTCTTGGTGCTCCTAGCAGGACTCGAACCCGCAACATACGGTTTCGAAGACCGCCGCTCTTCCGTTGAGCTATAGAAGCATTGTCTGGAGGTGTGGGTGAGATTCGAACTCACGACTTTATGGATTTGCAATCCATTCCCTTGGGCCACTCGAGCACCACACCATAAACACACATTACAGTGTATTAGTATTTATGTCAACCAGAGAATTTTTTATTTCCGGTGCGCGAAAAGTCGCGCATGAATTGGTACTGGATAGTGGGATCGAACCACGTCCACCTCAGTCACAGTGAGGGATGCAACCATTACACCTTATCCAGCATTGTATTGGAGCTCCTAGAAGGAATCGAACCTTCCTTTTTTGGCTTAGAAGACCTAACCCGTCCCAGCGGTAGAAGCATATTATGGCGCTCCCGGAATGAGTCGAACATTCGTAAGCAGGCTTCGTAGACCCGCCACCGGATCCGCCGGCGAAAGCATTATTGGTATCCTTGAATGGAATCTAACCATTGCCCCTATCGTGTCGAGATAGTGTCCTCACATTAGACGACAAGAATATAAATTTCTGACAACAAGTAAAACACAATGGGACTCGAACCCATATCTCCCCCTTCCGGGGGCGTCATATCCATTAAACCATGCGTAACATTCTTCAAGCCCTTTTCTTAAGTTAGAGTTGCCGCTCTATTAGAAGTAACGAAAAGAAGCCTTGTTGTCAAGGGACCGGCAAGTCCCTATTCTATTGGTACACCCAACGGGAGTTGAACCCGTCTCTACAAATTGAAAGTTTGTTATCCTAGCCGATAGACGATGGGCGCATATTATGGTGGGGAATGGACGGATTCGAACCTCTTGCCGTTACCGGGACAGGGTTACAGCCTGCCGCCAGGACCACCTAGCCTTATTGCACTCCCCAAACTTGGTAGTCCTAAGGTGAATTGAACACCCGACCTAAGAGTTATCAGCTCTTTGCTCTACCACTGAGCTATAGGACCAAACTCTATTGTTGCGCTTCTACGAGAGGCGTTAAGAGAAAATTTCAGCCAGAAATTCTTTTAATGTGCAGCTGGATCTGACACAGTTGGTATCGGGCGGGGTTTCGAACCTATAGATTGTATTCTGCGTCATGAGCAGCAATCTATATTTTTTCCATTCGCATCGGAGTCATGACTCTCTTCTGCAGCACCATGCTAGACCCGATTCTGGTGGATGGTGTTGGTTACGATCCAACCTTTTGTGTTTTTCAGACACACGCTTTCACCAGATTAGCTTACCATCCAAAAATTCTTCGTATTGTTGTTTTTCAATAATTATAATTTTAATATCAGGATGTTGTTCTATAACAGCAACCGCTCTACCATTGAGCTACCAAGACATAATTGCACCGAACACTGTCGCAGTTCGGCAGCGGATGGTTATTTAGACGTCTCCCGTTTATCCGGCCGGACTGGAGAGAATCATTCGCCATCACCCTAGTCTGTTTCAACGTCAAAGGGCACGTTTTGGTGTACCGGGAGGGGATTGAACCCTCGACACGCGGATTAAGAGCCCGCTGTTCTACCACTGAACTACCGGTGCATTATTTAGAAGATACACCGCTGTGATTGTTCATCACTCAGGAATTCCGACCCTCTGACATAACAGAATGTCTTACATGCCACCTTACTGTATCGGTGTATCATCAAAGTAATGGTGGATCGACTGGGGTTCGAACCCAGGTTGACACGGATTAAAAGTCCATCGCTAAACCAACTCAGCTACCGATCCATTCTTCAACGCCATCTTATCGTCACGGCGTTGAACCTTCTTGCTTTTCCCGTGAGCACCGCAAACCTTGAAGCGCATATGCTCAACATAAGGATTGCGTTGTTTAGGAAGTTCTTTCTGTTTTCGTTTCATCTTCTTTTTCCCTAAATTCGACAGTGTATTTGCCGTCCGACCATTGTTTCAAAGTGTGCATATAGTACTTCCAAACACCATACTTACGATGCACGCTGTTTAGGTAACTCAAGTTTCCCGTGTGGATCATGTCGTCTTCCTTTTCATCATGTAATCGTTATCGTATATTATCGAAATAATGTCAAGCGTTCTTTTGGTAGCGTCTGTGAGAGTTGAACTCACCCTAGATCCTTATGAGAGATCTGTCTAAACCGCTTAGAGACGCCATGATTGGGAACGACTATAAACAGATCATATCTTCAACTGAGCCTCACCAGAGCTTGGGAATCGAACCATCTTAGTTGTTGATGTATTTCTGACCATGTTGCAACATGTTAGTCGTTATATTGGATGGGGAGGTAGGATTCGAACCTACGGTACACGCATTCAAAGTGCGATGCCTTACCACTTGGCCACTCCCCAAAACTCTGTTTACACACGCACCCCATCTAGTGGACTAATCTCAGCAAAGTGTTGGTAGGCCTACCCTCATTTGCGGGATGCATGTGAAAACAGAGTCATATGTTTCCAGTTCCGTCATCGCTTACGCTAGGAACAAGTTTCTAAATTTTGAAAGAGCAAGGAAGATTGATGCCATCGCTTCGTTCCTACATTGTCAACATCGTTTATTTGGTAAATAATGTCAACCACTTTTTTTCGTCAACGCAACAAAAAACCCCGGGACCTTTTGGATACCGGGGTTCTTCTTAGATCATGTGAGCAAAGTGCCGTCACATACAAAGAACCCCAACGAAGCCGCAGAAGCGGACCTCTTTCATATTATCAATCTGGTTAAGATAAGACGGCATTGTTTCAAAAACCTTTGTTTGTTTCGTTGTTCTTAATGTATATATGATTTCTTTTCGATTGTCAAGCGTTCTTTTGCAAATAAAATCGAATAATTTTCATATCTAGTTCGTCAAGTTTTTCACTCCACGCAGCACCATATGCGGCTACCTTTTCGCTCACTCGTGCTAAGTTGTTTGCAATCATGTCGTTAGGATAGTCTTTTGCCATCTCTGCCATACCGAATGCAACCTTGTGGAGTTTCTGAGTGTCGATCTTGTGTTTCAATGTGTTAGTTCCTTTTGTATTCATCATAAATCATTTATAGAATATTCGATAAATGTTGTCAACCAGGAAATCACACTTTCTTCCGACCGATGTTGTATTTTGCGACGAGTTCCCATTGACCTTTGTCTTTGTGAGGTAGAATCTTGACCTGACTCATAGCAGCTCTTGGGTCGTCTATCTGACTTGCATCAACAACCTTGACAAGATCCCAGTCCTGTAGTAAGTTGATGATGGTGTTGCGTCTACCTTTGTCTTCGTCAGAGAAGTCAGTAGGCTTGCCATCAAGTGCAAATAGTTCCTTGAAGTGAACGATATAGTACTTGCCCTGCTTGTGCAGGATGTGGCATGATTGATATAGTTTGTTGTCTTTTCTAGAAGCTACGCCGATACGAGTCAATGTTTCTTTGATCTTGAGGAAGTCTTGTTCCTCGCCGATTCTCACCTCCACAAGTGTTTCAATTAAGTTCATTTAGTTATTCCACCCTTTTCTAATTTTTCTTTAATAATAGCAAGTTGACCTTTGCTTAATATTGAAAGAGCGGACCGTGCTTTTGCATCACTATACTTATAGTATTCTTTGATTGCGTCTATGTCAGAGCTTTTCTCTGCTTTGGGCCACTTCTCATATCGACTTCTAGGTCTAATACTATTTATTAAATAATCATGTTGTAGAAGTTTGGGTAGATTGTAATGAAGATTCATATCGTTAGCATATAGAATCGTATCAGCAGTCAATGAAAATGCTTTGTTTACGATATATGCATCATACTTATCAGCAGTTTCTTCTGAGAAAAGATACTTCTTACCTTTTGAAATATCACCTACGAATGTAAATACATCGAACTTCTTTTCAACCGGAGCTTCTTCAATCTTCGGTTGGGGTGATGTCTTCTGCTTTGTCGTGTTTTTTACCATGTTTTTGCATCTCCGCGGCACATTTTTCACACATATTCATAGTATACTGTTCAGGAATGCCTTGGTCGTTCAGAGCACTATAACGAAGGTAGTGCTTTTTCCCGAACCGAGTGCGTTCACATAAACCGCATTTGAACATCATTTAAATGTCACCTCTCCCATGATCTGTGCCACGCAAGCAGCAAGGTTGACTTCCTGGTTAACGACGAATGCTGCCTTGTGTTGGTAATCCGCAAGGATATACACGAGTGAAGGTATGCTGTCAGTAGTGACCTTCTCTGATGCAACTGAATACAACTTAGCGCAGAACTCGTCAAAAGTCAGTTCAGGATTCTCACCGATCCACTTACGAGCACCTGTGAAGTTACGATCCTTGATCATCTCGATTAGTTTCTCTACTGACGAGTCAACATTGACTGACAGCATACCAGTATCAATAGCACCTGTTCCTGCATAGCGTTGTAGTTCGTTCAACACTCGACGCCAATCAGGGAAGTAACGCTTCATAACTTCTGCAACAACTTTCTTGTCAAAAGGAATACCTTCTTGATCAAGGATGTAGTTGATACGTTTCAAAAATTGTTGTGCAATAGGTTGACGATCTTCTTTTGCAAGACGGAAATCAACAATTGAGCAACGAGAATGCAGCGGTTGAATGATTTTGTTTTTGTAGTTACAAGTTAGAATGAATCCACAGTTATTCGAGAATTCTTCCATGAAGTTACGCAATGCAGGTTGTACTGATTGCGGGTTCAAGTAATCTGCTTCATCAAGGATCACATACTTGCGACCACCAGAGAACGATACACTAGATGCGAAGTTAGTAATCTCATTACGCAAAGTGTCGATCAAGCGACCTTCATTCGATCCGTTAATGACAAGACAATCAGCACCGATCTCCTCAATCATGGCACGAGCAATTGTAGTTTTACCTACACCCGCACTACCTGATAGAATCATGTTAGGAATATCTTTTTTATCAACAAATGTTTGAAACGCTTGCTTCACCTTCTCAGGAAGGATAGTTTCTGCGACAGTGTGAGGACGATATTTTTCAACCCAGAGAAATTCAGTATTCATAATATATGCTCCATGCAATCAAAAAGTTAGGTGTAGCATCATCATAGACGCTACACCCTTGTTTGTCAAGCCTCGAATTTGCTTGCTTTTGCTTCTAGTGCAATCCAGTATTCAACGTCAATGACAGTGTTGCCTTTGAAGTGTGACATACCCTTTGAAGTAATCTGCACATTATAGTCCTGCGAAATTAACTTCAAGTTCTCTGCTTTGAATACTAGATGGAACTTCTTGTCAGTTTTACCTACTTTGATTCTGAAACTGTCACCATTCAGATTCTTACTGTCAGTGACTTGCAACCACAGATCATCACGATCACCTGCGACTGCGATTTCAGGCATACCTAATGCACCTAATGCACGCTGAACATCAGCAAGGTGAACTGCACTCAATATGAACTCAACATCAATGGAAGGCAATACGAGATCTTTTTCTGGGGGAACAATAATCGTATTGACGTCTGCATATCGGTATTCTAGTTCACGGCCATCGCTTTTCATACAAACTGATTTGTCGCCAAATTCAAGATCTGGATTGTCAAACAAAGTCATGACACCAATGAAACGTGATAGGTCGAAGATAGCAAACTGCTTCTCGAAGATTTGGTCGATGCGTGCTTTTGCAAGCACGCTCTTTGTTGGTGAAACTGTTGCCAAAACATTACCTGCCTTGAACAACAGTGACGGGTTGATTGAAGAGAAGTTCTTCATGACGCTAAGCGTCTTTGGTTCAATTTTCATAACTGACATAATATAGTTTCCTTTAAATTACTTCTTTTTCTTAAGACGATTCTTGATCATCGCATCGCCGTCCGCAGTTGCTGATGCACCTACTGCAGCAAGGTCAGCAAGAGAACCGCCGAAGATATAAGTGCCAACGTGCTGCAACTTAATCCATGGGCAGAGCCAATTCTGCAAACCAATCTCCTGAACTTTCTGACAGAACCAATAATCTTCTGACAAATAACGCTTCGACTTCGGATCAATCTCTGCCTGGAAATATTGCATGATTTCACGAGTGCCATCAAAGTGTTCTGTGCGAACATGATCTGGTTTGTAATAGTATTGCGGGAATGCTTCTGCAAACTTAAGCATTGTCTTCTTGCGGATCATCATGAATCCGGTGCCTGATTCTAGAACTTCAACTGGTTCATTGATCGGAATCGAACCTGCGCCGCTCTTGGGATTGAACACATAATCACCAACGAATTTGTCAAGGTTGTTTGCATCTTCATCAGCAAAACCTTTGTCAACTGCCATCTTGACTTTTTCCCATGAAATGCACTTCTTGGGATAAGGACCCGAGATAATGTCATAAGGAGATTCGTCATCTGCCATCGCAAGCATTGCAATAACGTCTTGTGGGTTGAACCCGATGTCTGAGTCGATAAACATCAAGTGAGTGCAATCGCTGCGAACAAATTCATCACAGCAATAGTTACGAGCACGAGTAATCAACGACTCGTTAAACAGAAAATACATCTGCAAACCGATGCCATAGTGAGTGCATAATGCAGTCAAATCAGCGACAGAACGGGCAAACATACCCGCACACTGTCCGCCATACATCGGCGTCGCTAAAAATAGTTTGCGTTTACGCAGTTCTTCTACCGGCACCTTAATTTCAATAGCCATATTATAGGACTCCTTGTTTAAATTCATTTAGTTTAGTTTTTAAATCTTCAATGGTGCCGTTGTTTTCAATGACACGATCAAACTCGTATCCACAAAGTGAATATTCAGAACGATGGACCGTAGGATATAATAATGACATACTATTTGTGTTTGTCAAGTTATCTTTTGCAGCAGTTTCAAACCATAAAGGTTCAGGACCACGGACCACACGAATAGTGTGACCGCCCATTTTTTTAATAATTCTAGATTCATTGGGAAAGCGCATATCAGTAATAACATAATTACTGTCAGGATCTTCTGTGATTATCTTCTCAACAACATAGACCCATAGATTGGGATCGAATACATCACGACCTGCTTCGGTACCCATGAGTTGCATCATGTAGCGAGGTGTTACCTCATATCCGAATTTGCTTGTCCAGTATTCGTCTGTTTTTTCACGAAAGTATCGACTTGCTATCGAGTCACCTTCGAGCAGTTCACGAGGCCATTTGAAAATAGCAGAAACTGCATCTTTAACGGCATCAGCAAATGCGATTGCTTTGAATCCGTGTTCTTGTACTAGAATGTCACCTAGTGTTCCTTTACCGGAACCTAAAAATCCTGCAATACCAATAATCATCAATCACCGAAATAATAAGGGTTTTCCTTTGTCTGAAATGAATACAAAGGTGTCAATTTGTTCTTGAACGGGTTGAAATCAAACATCGTATTGGGTTCTGTTGCAACCGAATTTTCGAATTTAGTTGATGATATTGTGCTGTGTGAGTCAATGAACATAGGACTTATTTCATTCCTGAATAATCTCAACTCACGCATATCATTATACCACAAACACGAAAATGTTCCGTCAATGTCATCAAGCGAACCACCTGCAATCAGATGATGCAATAGTATATATGTGTCCCAAGTTGACTTCATCTGATATTTTTCACGCAGACGTTCAACTTCTTTTTCTTTGATGATACCATTGT